ATGGGACTAGACATATCTTTTCAAGGCAACATGGGTTGGGCAATCACAGCGTTTACTCTTTCCTTTATGCTAGGTTATTTCTTTAGACGGCACTTCAATAAAGGAAGCACTTAAAACCCTAGACAACACCCCACCCAATAAGGTATAATACAACAGTCAGTGAGCGTAAGCTCTGTTCAGGAATGTAAGATTGCTTGAAGAACTGATACACCTCCACCAAAGTGTCTAAAAGTGGCTTCAACCCCATATGGTATACCTGTAGTGCTGAACTCTATTTTCTATTTTCTATTTTCTATTCTCGCCGCAAGGCAGCACTCAGTAACGACTCTCCAATCTACAGGTAGTCCGTTCGACTCGGACATGGGGTATAATCTATAAATATGTACACAGCAATAAACAAATACGTCATAGCAACAAAAGTAGATAATGAAACTATTAGTGGATCTGGAATTATCTTAGGCGGAGGTGAACCACGATACAAAGTTGTAGCCACAACAGAGGAGTCAAAAGATTTACAAGACAAGGTAGTAATAGGGGTAGCCAACAAACTAGATAACGGTTTCTACTACATCGACTACACGCAGATATTTGCAGTAGTAAGTTAAACAACGTGGTATAGTAGTTGTATATGGCTAACCAGTACAAAGCAGACCCGAGACAATCTTTATTCTTAGCGGCTTACCTAGACCCCAAAAGCGAGACATTTTCTAATGCATACCGTTCCGCACTACACGCAGGGTATGAAGATGAGTATGCTTCGGTGATCCTTAGTAAGGATCTAGATTGGCTGTCAGATAGTGTCAAGGACGAAGAATTAGTAAGTAGAGCTGAAAAAGCACTCTCAGAGGCACTAGGATACATCACCGTAAACAAAGAAGGCAGAGTTGATAGTGGAGCAGGTAGATTAAAATTAGACGCTGCTAAACTTGTTTTAAAGGGATTAAAAAAAGACAAGTACTCAGAACGGTCAGAGTTTACCGGAAAAGACGGTGGAGCTATAGAAATAAACAAAGTCTCAGAAATGTCTGATGCAGAACTACTAGCACTAGCAGGTGACAAGAAAACTGATGAGTAACTTTATAGTATACAACGATATAGAGCAGGTAGATTTATTCCTGCATTTTTCTAGACGATACAAGGTAAAGAAACGAGTAATAGAAACTCTAGTCCAGATGTGTGACCAATGGGGACCAGCCAGAACTCACGAGGTACTACAGGTAGCCCAGCCAATCACTTATAGGCAAGTACGATATATACACAAGTGCGTACTACTGCACAAAGACCTACTATTTATATTAAAGCCTGGTGGCTCTATCACTGAACGCGCTATCCTTGTACGACTAGAAGACCGGGGATGGTTAGAACTGATACACGAACATAAAGACACGCGGCGTATCAAAGGGACATACCGTGAGTTAGTATTTAGAAAAGCATGACACAATTCACTAAAAAAGACGCGGAGAAAGAATTAGCACGCCGTGAGTTAGCCCGTAGGCACTTTACAAACTTTAACAGGTACGTTGATGAGGGTTATATGTCTAGTTGGCACACTGAGTTAATGTGTGACGCACTCCAGCGGCTAGAGAAAAAAGAGATTCGCTGGTTGATTATAGAAGTTCCGCCCAGGCACGGTAAATCTTTACACGTATCACAACGGTTCCCAGCGTGGGTGGTGGGACGTAAGCCAGACACCGATGTCATTGTTGGTTCTTATTCAGGAGACCTAGCCTCAGACCACGGACGTGAGACTCGTAACTTGATTCAAAGCCGAGAGTATCAGAATGTATTTGATACTAGACTAGCACCAGACTCATCAGCTAAAGGAAAGTGGAACACGCAGAAAAAGAATGAAAAGGGTGAGTGGGTAAACGCTAAGGGAGCTTACAATGCGGCTGGTGTTGGTGGCTCAATCACTGGAAAGGGAGCTGACTTCTTTATTATTGATGACCCCTTCAAAGACCGTAAAGAGGCAGACAGCCAAGTAACTAGAGAGACAGTGTGGTCTTGGTTGCGCTCAGTGGCTCGTACACGACTTACTCCCACTGGTTGTATGCTTATACTACACACTCGCTGGCATGAAGATGACCTGATTGGCCGTCTGGTCGATGGTAAAGACACAGCGGAACCGTGGGTAGATTACTTTGACTACATTAAAAACGGACTAGGTGACGCTAAGTGGGTACGACTACAGCTCAAAGCGATAGCAGAAGAGGATGAAGAGTACCGCAAGAAAGGGGAGGCACTGTGGCCAGATAGATATGACCTAGCTGAATTACAGGATATTAAAAGCACCCTGGGACCGTATGAGTTTAGCGCGCTCTATCAAGCTAATCCTGTAGACGATGCAAGCCGTGAGTTTAAACGCGAGTGGTTTAAGTATCGAACATACGATGAGGTATCTAAAATGACTACTAGGCGGTTTGTAACGATTGACCCCAACTTAAAGAAGTCCGACCAAAGTGATTATTGTGGAGTCACTAGAAACTATATCAACAGCGAAGGCCAGTGGAACCTGCGCTCTACTCGCTATCGGGTAAACAGTAAAGAAGTAATTGACCTGATATTCTTATTGCATGATGAAGGTTTTGAAAAGATTGGCATCGAGGAGGGTGCGTTCTCGTACGTGGTAGAACCGTTCTTACAAGAGGAAATGCGTAAGCGAGGTAAGTTCCCTAATGTAATCCCACTTAAACACAATCAGACTATGAAGGAAACGCGCATCAGAGGGCTTATCCCGTGGTATGCAGGGCACATGGTTTATCACCTGGAGGGTGACTGTACTGACTTAGAAGAGGAGCTACTAGCGTTCCCCAAGGGTTCAAACGATGACTGCGCGGATGCTACAGCGTACCAGCTACAGTTTGCCGAAGCTCCAGCCAGTGCCAGGACTCAAGCCATGCTACAAGAGCAAGACAGTAACCGCGCGGCTCAAATAGGTCAGCGACTAGGGTTGTAATTGTCGGCAGTCTAACCCCTCAATTTCTTATTATTTGCTAATATAGACACAATGGAATTACTATCTACAATCAAAGCGGAGATTGACAAGTACACCAATGAATCAGTCGAGACATCAGGCGGTGAGCTGTATTCAGAGTGGAAGCTCAAGAAACGTATTGCTAACTATAAAGCTAGACGTTATCCAACAGGCAAGGTAAACGCAAACGGGGAAATTGAGTACTGGTTTGACGCTATTCAGTCACGAGTAAATAACGAAATCAAGAACCTGCGAATCGACTCACGTTTCTTTATGTTCTGGAGCCAGAACCCAACTAAAGACTTCCCAGCGGTGTATATCACAAACGCTGCGCTGGCTGAGTACATGGAAGACACTGGTCGAGCCGAGGAACTATCCGAAAGCACTGAAGACTTTTCAGCTGACGGCAATATTCTTCTGCGTAAGACAGATAGGTCTTATGAGAAGTGTGACATGATGCAGACGTTTCTAACCAACACACTCGCACGCTCCGTAAACGAGACAGATATTATCGAACGGTTTACACTAACCCAATCAGAGTTATCAAAGCGGTCTAACATTTATGAGAACGTCGAAGAGGTGATAAAGAAGTGTAAAAACACTACTTACGGTGCAACGCAGACATCCTCTAAATCAACCAAGACGGCTCCTCAGTACGAGCTATACCGTCGCACTGGAGAAATTACCGAAAAGGCATACTACGAAGCAAAGGGAGAAAAGAAGGGTGATCCAAACAAATACATTCTAGCGATGGTTATTGTTTGTGGTTTGACCGAAGCTGATGGTAAGGACAAATCAGAATACGTATTGTTCTGCGAAAAGCTCACTGGCTCAATGTCAGACCATTTCAAAGAAGCTCACCGGGGACCATACAAAGGCAAGTGGATGCGTGAAGGTCTATACGAACTGTTACTAGACCACCAGACAGCTTACAACGAACTGACAAACGAGATTATGCGCGCTATTCCTTGGAGTACGTCCGCAATCCTAGCGTCTAATGACTTGCAGACTTTCCAGAATGTCCGTCACGGGTTGCAGCGAGGAACACTGTTGAAGTCATCAGACATCCGACAGGTACAAATCACAGCGCAAACTACCGAAGCGGTAAACATGCGTAACAGTGTGCTAAACGAGATGGACACTATCTCTAACTCATTTGAAGTAGTACAGGGTATTACTCCAGCATCAGGTACTCCACTAGGAACTACCCAGATGATGAACAGTAACGCCAACAAGATGTTTGACTTCTTACGTAAGAAACTGGCAGTACCATATCGCTACGTGTACCGCGACTTTGTACTAAAAGATTTAGTGTCAGACTTAAAAGGTAAAGACATTATCCGTATCACTGGTTCAGACCAGATGCTTGAAGACTTTAGGAAGCTGGCCGCTAACGTCTGGTTTAACAGCAACCTTGCTATTATCGGACCGCATACGAAGGAAATGCGAGAGCAACTGATTGAAGAAAAGGTAATGGAGTTGCAACAGACTGACCCTGTACTTAAAAACAGTAAGGAAATCTGGAAAGAAGTGTTACCGCGAATGTATGTCACAGTAG